GTGACTTGTCAAGTAGGAAAGTAAGTAAGTAGTGAAGTAACATATCGCTCGGCAACGGCCGGCATCGGGTGGCCAAGAGGCGGCGGCAGAGCGTGAGTACGGGGGATCGGCTGCCGGCGAGCGATCGGGCGGCGTGAGTACGGGGTAGGAGAGGGGGAGGCGGCGAG